AGAGGAACTGTGGGACGAGACTGATGAGTTGTGGACTGAGCTAGATAGTTTAGTTGTTACTATAGGTGCTATAACAAAGTTACAACAACGTGTAGCTGTCATGGAGAATGACTTAAAGTACATCAATCGTGATCACGGTAGTATGTTAGACATGAAGGGTGGCGTAAAGTGAAATGGCTATACTTGAAAGTATCGCGGCTGCGAATGCTGCTTACTCAGTTATTAAAACAGCTCTGGGCAATGGCAAAGAAACTGCTGGGCTTATTAGCGCGGTTGGTAAGTTTCTTTCAGCGGAAGAAGACGTAAAGGAAGCTGTACAGAGAAAGAAGAACTCTCCTATAACAGCGATTACAGGTAGCTCTGAGGGCGACTGGGAAGAGTTCAATCATTTGGAGATGTTGCGTCAGAAGCGACAGGAGTTAGAGAGCTATTGCCGACTCTACGCCCCGCCGGGTACATGGGATAGGTGGCAGCAGTGGCAAGCAGAAGCTAGAAAACAACGCAAAGCAGCTAAACTTGCCGCTGAGAAAGCTAGAGAAGAGCGTATGGAGCTGATAGCTACTCTGATTGGTATTATGTTAGCACTTAGTGTAATAGGTATTGGCTTCTACTATTTAGGTGTTTATTTAGAGAAGTGGTAAGATGTGGTTCCTAGTTTGGTTTCAACTTATGAATGGTCAACTTGATTATTACCAATTAGGGTGGTATGATTCAGAACGTGAATGCCGTGACGCTAGAGAAAAAGCTGTCGTGTTAATGACTACAAACAACTCAGCGGTTGAATGCTTTGAGGTTAACAGAAACAAAAAGTAAGTATATCTTGTATGACGACAACGGTAAGGTGTTAGTCTACACCAGTAACAAAAGAGTAGCTTTACACATGATAGAGAAGCTAACAAAGAAAAAGCTAAAAGGTAAAAAGAATGCCAACGCCAACAAATAAAGCTTTGTATTCCAGAGTAAAAGCTGAAGCTAAGAAAAAGTTTAAAGTATGGCCCAGCGCATACGCATCTGCGTGGTTAACCAAAACATATAAAGCGCGTGGAGGGAAGTACAGTGGCAGCAAAGCCAACAAAGTCAAAAAAAGCTAAGAAAGGTGGCCTTGGTAAATGGTTTGGTGAACAGTGGACTGACGTTAAGACAGGTAAACCGTGTGGGCGTAGTTCAGCCAGTAAGTCCAAGCGTCCGTACCCAGCTTGTAGACCCAAGGCAGTCGCAGGAAAGATCAGTAAAAAAGAAGCGGCTAAGAAAACTGGCCCTAAGAAGGTTAAGTGGTCAACAACAGCATCAGGGAAGAAACGGAAATGAAAAAGAAGTGTCCAAAGTGTAACGGAAAAGGTTGCTCACATTGTGGGGGAACAGGTTATCACAAAATGAACAAAGGTGGAATGATGGGTAAGAAGATGAACGAGGGTATGAAAGCCCTAAAGAAAGAAGCACCAGAAGTAGCGGCTAAGATGGGCTACAACTATGGCGGCATGGCTAAAAAGAAAATGGGTATGGCATACGGTGGTATGACTAAGAAGATGAAGATGGCTCATGGCGGTCTAGCTTGTGGCGCATCTAACCCAGCAGAACGTCCAATGAAAAAAGGGTAAATAGTATGGCAAGTAAAAAACCTAAAAAGGGTCTTATTATGCAGCATTTACGGTTACTAGATGCGGCTGCTTTTAAGAAAAAACACGGTATGACTAAGGCTGAAGCCCGACGCAGGTATGGTTTAGATAGTACTCCTAAAATATCAAAAGATCTCAGCTTTAATACTAATACGTATACGTTGGGTGGGTGGAAAAGTTTAGGTCGCCAAAACAGAGTAGGTCAAGCCAGAGATGGTGTTAATGAGTCAAGAGGCCGTGGCGTAAACAAAAACCTAAAAAAAGGGTAAGTAATGGCTAAGCATTATCACAAGTATAAAGATGCACTACAGAAACGTGGCTACACTGTAGACGACGAGGGCTTTGTACGTGATGCATACGGTAACGCAGCAGCAGGTGAAGATCGTTTTGGTAATGTGTATTGTAATGACCCTAACATTACAGCTATCATCATTGAAGTAGAAGAGTCTGGTGTTCTAGCTAAACTAGCTAAGACTACAAAGAAAGCTGTAGAGAAAGCTAAACCGAAGCTGAAGAAAGTACGTGCACGTAACGCTGATGGTACACTACGGGGTGATGACCCTAACACGCCAGACGTTAACGAAGCATGGACTTATATTGAGGACAAGTAAAGTCTATGGTAAGTAGGAACTATAATACAGTTACTAAAGGACTAACTGTGACCGCAACATCAGGTGGTGCTAGTTCTAATGTTGTATACACATGCCCTGCAAACTTTGATGCAGAGATAGATTTCTTACATATTACTAATGGTGATACAGCTAATCACAATATAAGCCTACAGTGGTTTCATGCAGATACTAATACATATCATCATATCTTAAATGATAAATCAGTAGCAGGTAAGGACGTATATAACGTTATAACATCAGACAGGATATACTTACACGCAGGTGATAAGATAACAGCTTTTAATGGAACCAGTGGTAATTTAGAAGTATTCCTATCAGGTAAGGAATTTCCTAACCCTAACAGATAGCATAACGGGTATGCAATAATAGGTACTACTACCTGACCTAATCATAAGTATAACTATCTCCGCATACAAACAAAGGAGAATGTTATGCTGAACTTTCTAAAACGTGTATTCAAAGCTATTGAAGAAGCACAACAAAAACGAGCAGACTATAAACTACTACAAATGTTGTCTGATCGTGAACTACGTGACCTAGGTATTGGTCGCTCACAAATACGGGATGTAATCTATGGCGAGGAATCTAACACAAAAGCAGCAAAAGTTTCTTGAAATACTATTCGATGAAGCTGGCGGTGATGTTGTTGAGGCTAAGAAATTGGCAGGTTACGCACCTGAGTCCAGTACTACAGCAATTGTGGAATCTTTAAAAGATGAAATCTCAGATAAAACCCGTACTTACTTTGCTCGTAGTGCGCCCAAGGCTGCTATGGCTATGGTTGGTGCTTTACATGATCCTACTGAACTAGGCATCAAAGATAAGATGTCAGCAGCTAAAGACTTGCTAGATCGCGCAGGTCTTGGTAAAGTAGACAAAGTAGATGTTACTTCTTCTAGCGGGGGTATTTTCTATCTACCCCCAAAAGAAGGTGACAATGAGTAATTGCCAACATTCAACAACAACGATAGAGACTTAGGTTACTGGGAACTACCCAGACCGAATAAGGGCAAAGAACGAGAGTGGCACGTAATTGCTAGAGTAAGCAATAAAGTACCCTACGGTTATGAGATACACCCTGACAACGAAAACCTATTACGCCCTATACCAGAACAGCTAGAAGCATTAGAGCTTGCCAAACGTCATCTAAAACAGTATAGTCTACGTGATGTAGCCAGATGGCTAACAAAACAGACAGGCCGCGAAATATCTCATGCAGGTCTAAAGCAGAGAATTGAAATTGAGCGAAGACGTAAAAAAGCTGCTACAATTAAACGGAACCTTGCCAAGCGACTCAAAGCGGCGTTATCGGAAATCGAGAAGCTCGAAAAAGGCAGGGTCGGGGCGTACTCAGAAAGAGAGTAAGGAAACGGTCACACCCCCAGTAGAGACTGTACCTGCTGTAGTAAGAGAACCTGAGTTTGATGTCGAGGCTGCACAGGATGTGGTGTTTAAGCCGAACCCCGGCCCTCAGACGTTCTTTCTAAGTGCTTCTGAGCGTGAGGTTCTATATGGCGGGGCTGCTGGTGGTGGTAAATCATATGCGATGCTTGCCGATCCGTTACATGGCTTAAATAATCCTAACTTTTCTGGGCTACTTGTACGACATACCACAGAAGAGCTAAGGGAGCTTATCCAGAAGTCTCAGGAGTTGTATCCCCGTGCAGTACCCGGTATCAAATGGTCAGAACGAAAATCCCAATGGACTTCTCCTAAAGGTGGACGTTTGTGGATGTCATATCTTGACAAAGACACCGATGTTACCCGGTATCAGGGACAGGCTTTTAACTGGATTGGATTCGACGAACTTACTCAATGGTCTAGCCCCTATGCTTGGGATTACATGAGATCACGTTTACGTAGCGCACATGCATCAGACTTAGGTTTGTACATGAGAGCTACAACAAACCCCGGGGGCGCAGGTCATTCATGGGTTAAGAAGATGTTTATTGACCCTGCACCTTCTAATAAACCGTTTTGGGCAACTAACTTAGAAACAGGGGAAACTATAACCTTTCCTAAAGGCCACTCTAAGGAAGGTCAGCCTTTGTTTAAGCGTAGGTTTATACCTGCATCTCTATTCGATAACCCTTACTTATCAGAAGCAGGTGACTACGAAGCTATGCTTTTGTCACTACCTGAACACCAAAGAAAGCAGCTCCTTGAAGGAAACTGGGATATCAATGAAGGTGCTGCGTTTCCTGAGTTCAATCGTGATATTCACGTGGTTGAAAGTTTCGACATTCCTGACACATGGGTTAAGTTCAGGGCTTGCGATTATGGCTATGGTAGTTACACTGGCGTTCTATGGTTTGCTGTGGCCCCTGACGAACAATTAATCGTGTATCGTGAAATGTACGTGTCTAAGGTTACGGCTACAGATTTAGCTGATATGATCTTAGATATAGAGAAACAAGACGGTGGTATTAGATACGGTGTGCTTGACTCTTCTTTATGGCACAACCGTGGCGACACTGGCCCATCCCTAGCAGAACAAATGATCATGAAAGGATGTCGCTGGCGTCCTTCAGATCGCAGTAGAGGGTCACGTGTCGCAGGTAAGAACGAACTACATCGACGTTTACAGGTTGACGAGTTCACTGAAAAGCCTCGTTTGGTGTTTATGGATAACTGCACCAATACTATTGCACAAATACCTAGCATCCCACTAGATAAGAGAAACCCAGAAGACGTAGACACTAACGCAGAAGACCACTTGTACGACGCATTGCGCTATGGTGTAATGACTCGCCCACGTAGTCACAGTATTTGGGATTACAATCCTGCAACACAGCGCACGGGCTTTCAGGCAAGTGACACAACATTCGGATACTAAATATGGCAGAGAATGACGAACTAAACTTTGACACAGATGAAGTAGTAGCAGCAGAAGATACGACTGATAGCATCTTTACTGAGGCTTCTAGTGTTGTGGGCTTCGTTCAAGAACGCTTCCGTAGATCGGAGGATGCCCGTCGTCAGGACGAAGACCGTTGGCTACGCGCTTACCGTAACTACCGTGGCTTGTATGGCCCTGACGTACAATTTACAGACAGTGAGAAGTCACGTGTTTTTGTTAAGGTTACTAAGACTAAAACATTAGCAGCCTATGGTCAGATTGTTGACGTACTATTTGGCAACAATAAGTTTCCACTAACTGTTGATCCATCTGTTTTACCTGATGGCGTAGCAGAGTCAGTACACATTAACATTGATCCTAATGCCGCCGCCGCAGGTAACGCTCTTAGTGCTATCACAGAGGATCGCCCTTCGTCACCTTACCTGTTCGATGGTGAGCGTGAGCTAGAGCCGGGTGATACTGTCTATGATATGCGTAAACGTCTAGGCCCACTAGCAGATAAGCTAGAGCCTGTTTCTGAGAAGGTTGTAGAGGGTGCTGGTACTACAGCTACTACAGTGACATTCCATCCTGCTATGGTAGCAGCTAAGAAGATGGAAAAGAAAATTCATGACCAGCTAAGCGAAAGCGGTGCATCTGTACACCTACGCTCTATGGCCTTTGAAATGGCTCTACTTGGCACGGGTGTCATGAAAGGCCCATTTGCTGTAGATAAAGAGTACCCTAACTGGAATGAAGAAGGTGAGTACGATCCGCTAATCAAGACAGTACCTGAATGTAATCACGTATCTGTATGGAACTTTTATCCAGACCCAGAAGCTACATCTATGTCTGATGCAGAGTATGTAGTGGAGCGTCACAAGATGTCACGTACTCAACTACGTGCATTGAAGCAGCGTCCTTACTTCATGAATGATGGCATTGATATGGCTGTCGCCAAAGGCCCAGACTACACACAGAAACACTGGGAAATGACAATGGATGATGATCAGGCACATCCTGATTCTGAACGTTGGGAAGTGTTAGAGTTCTGGGGTTATGTAGACACAGATATGCTAGAAGAGCATGGTATCAACGTACCACGTGAGCTAAAAGACCTAGATGAAGTAAGTGCTAACGTTTGGGTGTCTAACGGTGAAGTGCTACGTATGGTACTAAACCCATTCAAACCTGCACGTATTCCGTTCTACGCTGTTCCTTATGAGCATAACCCATACAGCTTCTTTGGTGTTGGTATTGCTGAGAACATGGATGACACGCAGACTCTGATGAATGGCTTCATGCGTATGGCTATTGACAACGCTGCACTATCTGGTAACTTGATTGTAGAGGTTGACGAAACTAACCTTGTCCCGGGTCAAGACCTAAGTATCTACCCCGGTAAAATCTTCCGTCGTCAGGGCGGTGCTCCGGGTCAGGCAATCTTCGGTACTAAGTTCCCGAATGTCGCTGGTGAGAACATGCAACTATTTGATAAGGCACGGGTTTTAGCAGATGAAAGCACAGGTTTCCCATCGTTTGCACACGGACAGACAGGCGTATCGGGAGTGGGACGTACCGCTTCTGGTATTAGTATGCTTATGTCTGCAGCTAATGGCAGCATACGTACTGTTGTTAAAAACGTTGACGATTATCTCATTCGCCCACTAGGTAAGTCTTTCTTTGCATTTAACATGCAGTTTGACTTCGATTCAGACATCCGTGGTGACTTAGAAGTACGTGCATCTGGTACGGAAAGCCTAATGGCTAACGAAGTACGGTCACAACGTTTGATGCAGTTTTTGCAGGTAGCGCAGAACCCAGTGCTTGCGCCGTTTGCTAAAATGGATTATATTATACGTGAGATTGCTAAGAGCATGGATTTAGACCCTGACAAGGTGACAAACTCTATGCAAGATGCAGCAATTCAAGCAGAGTTGCTTAAAGGCTTTCAAGCTCCTGCGCCTACACCTGAACAGGGTGTTCCTGCGCCAGAGGGTCAAGGCCCACAAGCAGTAGCAGATACTTCTGGTGGCGGTGGCTCACAGGTAGGCGTGGGTACAGCACCTACACCGGGGGAGCAAGGATTTACTGGTAATGTCGCTTAAAAAACTAGTCAACGATAAAGAACTATACGATACATTTCTGAAGCACGTAGATGACTTAATCTACCTACAGCACAAACAGATGGAACAGGCTACAGAGCCAGTCATCTTCTACAGAGCGCAGGGTGCTATTACACAACTGCGTAAACTAAAGTCACTCAGGGAACAGGTAAATGGTGGATAAAACGCTCAAAGATGTCTATGAATCAGACCCCTTAGCGTTAGCAAGTGCTTACGGTGTAGATGTAGTTGATCCAGAAGAGACTGTAGAAGCAGCTAAAGACGCTGCACAGTTTACGTGGGAAAGCTTACCCGGCGTTGGTACATACTACACTGTAGAAGATATTAAAAACGAACTACGTCTAGAAAAGCCTAACTATCTAAAGATTGGCGCACTAGCAGGTACAGAGGTTATTGGCCTTGTTCCCGGCCTTGGTGGTGCAGCTAAGAACATGATCCGTAAAGGTGCGGATATAGCTAAAGGCACAGACAATGTGATAGATGCAACTAGTAGCATCCCTAAAGTATCTAAAAATGCACGTGTAGATTTAAGAAGAATTGATCCTGAAAGCTTTGACTTTAGTGCGTTAAATCTTACAGATGCTGAGATTGAAAGATACGCAGATGTTTACAAACGTTTTGGTGATAGAAAAAGAACAGAGGCAGCATTAAATGCTGTTGAGGCTGAGATAGAACGTAGAACGCCTTTGATAGAGAAGACTTTAAAGGATGCATTAGATACAAACAAAGGTACAGTAACTTTAGAAGACTACAAAAACGCTGTAAAAGCTACAGAGAGTTATGATAGTGTAAGAGATGCAGCTAAGGATATTGCAGATCAGCAGCAGACACTTAACAAAATGGGAGTATCCATATATGACGATATGGTATTTGATGATGCTGTAAACTCTGCTTTTGAAAGTGCTGCATTTGATGGGGCTACAAGTAACCTTGACCTATTAGATGAACTATTGAGTGCAGGATACCACAGAGAACTAGTAGACTATGCTGTAACTGAAGATGCTATTCGTAAATCTTACAATAAGTTTATGGCTAATAAAGGTATAACACCTCAGATGTCTAATGATAAATACGATATGCGTATGGCTGCATTAGATGAAATAGATGATGTCAAAGAATGGCAACAAGCTGCTAAAAAAGAGATAGAAACAGGTCGCGTAGTTGACCCGCAGATTAAAACACCTGAACTAGAAGAGTCTACTAGATTACTACTAGATAACAAGATTACCAGAGAGGAACACCTAGCTAACGTTGATAAGTTTAAACCTGTCAATGCATGGGATGCGTTACCTCGTGAACCTAGCAATAAAGCTGTCGTATATTCACTAAAAGATGATCAACGACTAAATGGCTTCTTTGTACTAGATAATGCTGCTGAGATGGGCGTTAATCAATCATCTCTTAAAGTAGGTGATCTATTTAACGGTAGACTTGATATACCTGCATATAATTCATATGATACTTGGATTGTTACAGGCTCTTCTAAAAATGCTGAAAAAGGTAAGCATTACCTAAAGGCAGTACACTATCGTTCTAGCGAAGATGCACCTGTGAAGTTTATAGCCTCAACAAAAACAAGTGAAAAGATCGGTGCGGGTGAAATGAATAAGACACCTTATGCTACCGTTCAAGGTTTCATAGAAGACTTAGATGCTGACGCTATTCGAGCTAAAGCAGCAGAATACCTAAACGATCCTGAGTGGACACAGATAGGCTTTGATCCACGCAGACAAGGCGGTTTCTATGTACGTGCAGGTGAAAACAAACACGTACCAATTCGTGAAGCATCAGAGGTCATACAGATTGGCCCTCTGCTTCTAGCTAAAAATGCTAAACTAGACATAGAATATTCAGGATATAATGAGGGTGGCGCAGTAATGGACGAACAAATGAAAGCGGTATTCAAGTCAAGCCGCACAGGTTATGCAGCAGGTGGCACGGTAGACCTAGATACTGTACCTGATAACACTGTCGGTGTAGACCCAGTGTCAGGCAACGAAGTACCACTAGGGTCAAGCCCAGAAGAGGTACGTGATGACATCCCTGCACAGCTAAGTGAAGGTGAATACGTTGTACCTGCTGACGTTGTACGTTACTATGGCGTTAAATACTTTGAAGACCTACGTGCGCAAGCTAAGTTTGGCTACCAAGACATGCAAGAGAATGGACGCATTGGCGGTGAACCTGTTGGTATGGAAATGGGTGGTGATGAACTACCGTTTGACATTAGCGAATTGCAGGTAGTTGATGAACCTGTACAGATGAATGAAGGTGGTATGCCTGTTGCATATGGCGGTACAATGTACGGTGGTAGTGGTGTTGAGTACATAGAATACACTGATGGTACACGTACTATGCTAATACCTTTCTTTAACGGTGTACCTATGGCAATCATCCCAGAGGGCTTCTACCCCGGTTCTCCTAAGACAGCCGCAGAAAAAGCAGCAGAAGTACAAACCAGTGATGATGATGGTGATCCCCCAGATACAGAAATGCCAGACCCTATTGACTATGCTAATTTGACCACAGATGAACTAGCAGAGATGGTAGAACAGCAGACTACATTAGGTATGGATGACGGTATTCAAGCACTCCTTACTGGATTAAACCCACTAGCAGGTTTGTTCATGAAAGGTGCTATGGTGCATCAAGCTAAACTGACTAAAAGAGAATTAGAACGCCGTGTAGAATCAGAAGATATATCTGACGAAGAACGCGCACGTATACAGAGTTTGATTGAGGTAACAGAACAGCCTAGCTTTATGCAAGGTATTCTAGGTAAAATCAAAGGTGCATTTGATAAAGAAGAAACTAAAGAGCCTGAGATTCCACCAATCGACAAGCAGAGTGTTACAGATGCAGTAACAGAAGCTATGATGTACGATCCAACAGCTAAGTCTGTACTAGAAGAATCTACTATCACGACATCTGAGTTAACACCTGTTGTCACACCTACCAACAAAGCAGGTGAGATGCCAGAGCCGTATCGTCCTGTTATTGAAGGGCCAAACGTAACAGCAATGCGTAAGAAGTATCTAGGCGACGAAAATAAACAGCCTGATGTAGATTTTGCTGATCCTACTATGGTGCCAGAAGACCCCAACGCTAATGAAACAGTAAACATGCGTATGCGCCGTGCAGGTGAACGCGCAGGTGATTATGTCACATCCAAAACAAAAGCTCGTATGATCCGTAGAGAAGCAGAGAAACGCGGTAAGAGTATTGCAGAGATTGGTAGGGCTATTGCACCAACAAAGGATGACGATGATCCAACAGACACAGGCGGTAAGGGTAACGTAGGTTTAGGCTCTGGCGCAGGTGGTATGAAAAAAGGTGGATTAGCATCAAAAAAGAAGAAGAAAAATAACTAGCGACTTTGATTCCATTATAATATAATAAGGCTACCCGGCATTGACTGCTGGCCCCAACATAAGGTAAAAACATGGCAGAAGTAGAAACTATACTAATTGACTCAGCCCCGCATAAACGTAACTCTGCACGTATTGCAGCAGACGAGGCAGAACTGGAAAAGCTAAAAAAGCTTGCACGTGGTGAAACCGATGAAGAAGAAGCCAACGATAGTGAATCCAGTAGCGAAAGCACTGAGGACACCGAAGTTCAGAATGAGAGTGTACCAGAACAAAAAGCAAAAGATGTTACACCGAAAGCCGAAGCACAAGAAGAAGATGCTGAGCTAGGCGCAGAAGAAAAGTCTTTTAAGAAGCGGTACTCCGATATTCGTAAGTACATGCAAGAAAAAGACGCAGAACATAAATCTGCACTAGAAAAGCTACAGAAGCAGCTAGAGGCAGCTACTAACAACGAACTCGTTCTACCTAAGACAGAAGACGAAGTAGAAGCGTGGGCTAAGAAATACCCAGACGTAGCAGGTATCGTTGAAGCTATTGCTGAAAAGAAAGCTAATGAACGTGCATCAGACTTAGACAGTCGATTAGCTGAAATTGAAAACCTACGTACTACTGCCCGTAAAGAAAAAGCAGAAGTAGAGTTGATGTCTATGCATCCAGACTTTGCAGATATTCGTGAAGACGATGCTTTTCATAACTGGGCAGAGGAACAACCAAAATGGGTACAGAATGCTTTATACGATAATGTTGATGACGCTAAGTCTGTTTCACGTGTACTTGATTTGTACAAAGCAGACAAAGGCATTACAACAAAGAAGCGCAACTCAGCAGAGAAAGACGCAGCATCATCTGTAAAAGCTAAGAAAGCTGCACCTATTGATCCAAACGACAATTCATCATACCTACGTGAATCAGACGTAAAGAATATGTCGATCAAAGAATATGAGAAACGTGCCGACGAGATCATGGAAGCACAACGCTCAGGTAAATTTATTTACGATATTACAAGAAAGTAATTGACATTATTGAGTTCGTAAATAAAACTATAGCATATACACAACACAAAAGTGTGTATGCTTTTAACAAGCACTAGCCACACAAAGAACTACCCAAACAGATACGGCCCCGAAAGGACTACCCGAAGACGTTGGCCTCTTTTATTGTGGATATGTAGTGTCTAATCTCACGCCATATCTATCTAAAAGGAGAATTAACTATGGCTATTACTTCCGCAAGTGGAGGCTTTGACGGTAACTTTTCACCGATCATTTACTCCAAACAAGCACAGATCGCCCTACGTAAGGCGGCTGTTGTAAACGCGATTACAAACAACGCTTACTTCGGTGAGATTGCCAATCAAGGTGATGTTGTTCGTATTCAGAAAGAACCAGACGTAACTGTTAACGCTCTACAGCGTCACACAGCTATTTCTGTTGAGAAGTTGAACGATGAAGACTTCTCTCTAACAATCGACAAAGCTAACTACTTCGCGTTCAAAATGGATGACATCGAAGATCAGTTTGCAAACGTTGATTACGTTAGCCTAGCTGCTGATCGTGCAGCATATAAAATGGCTGACGCGATGGACGCAGACGTATTGTCTTACTTGTCAGGTCACACAACAGCAGGTGTGAAGATTACAACATCTTCAGGCGATGCACAGTCAGACCTAACAGGTGCTAACATTTCTGGTGAATACATTGCAGCTAATCACCTAGACATGTCTGATATTGGTCACATCACAACTGCAGCATCATCTAGTACAACTGGTGACTCTATCCCATTGACATCTCGTCTACCGGGTGCTACATCATTGTCAACTACAACAACTTCACCATTGACTGTTGTTGCACGTATGGCGCGTACAATGGATGTTGCAAACGTTGACTCACGTGGGCGTTGGCTGGTAGTTGACCCGGTATTTATGGAAATCTTGAAAGACGAAGATTCACGTCTTCTAAATTCTGATTTCGGTGGATCGGGCCTAATGAATGGCTTGGTATTGAACAACCTACACGGCTTCCGTGTTTATGTTTCAAACAACCTACCAGCTAAAGGCACAGGCGCAGGTACTTCAGGTGCAACAGCGCAAGATGACAACTACGGTGTTATCGTTGCAGGTCAGGACGATGCAGTAGCATCAGCGGAGCAAATCAACAAAGTTGAGAACTACCGTGACCCTGACTCATTTGCTGATATTGTACGTGGTATGCACCTTTACGGGCGCAAAATCCTACGTCCAGAAGCACTAGTAACAGCACGTTACAACGCTGCTTAATAGTAATAACTTTGGGGCTGGCTTTTGCTGGCCCCATTGTGCTTTAAAAAGAGGATATACTCATGGCAATTACTACAGCAATGTGTAACAGTTTTAAACAGGAACTGCTAAAAGGTGAGCATGATTTAGACAACCACACATTGAAGGTTGCCCTGATCAAAGCGTCTGAGTCAGGAACTTACGGGGCTGCTACAACAAACTACTCTGACCTCACAGGTAATTCTGATGAAGCGTCGGGTACAGGCTACTCTGCAGGTGGTCAAGCATTAGATAGTCCTACAGTTAGCCTTACTGGTGCTGTAGCTTATGTTGACTTTGCAGACGAAGTATTTAGTAATGCAACTATTTCTGCAGATGGAGCTATTATTTATAACAGTAGTGCCAGCAACAAAGCTATTGCAGTCTTTGACTTTGGTGGTACAGTGACATCAACATCTGGTGACTTCACTATTGTATTCCCAACCAATGACGCATCTAGCGCAGTAATACGTATTAGCTAAAACCAAGGTATAAACAATGGCATTAATTATTAAGGATCGTGTCAAAGAGACTACGACTTCTACGGGTACAGGTGCTGTATCTCTAGGGGGAGCCTCTGCGACATTTGACGCATTTTCAAGTGTCATGTCAAATGGTGATACAACCTTTTATGCCATTGTGCATACCGCTTCAGGTACAGACGAATGGGAAGTAGGACTAGCTACGTGGAACACAGGTAATACCCTGACACGTACAACTGTCTATGCTGGCTCAAATGGTACTTCTGCTGTTAACTTCAGCAGTGGTAACAAAGACATCTTTATGACATACCCTGCAAGCAAAGCTGCTGTAGCAGGTGAGGATGTCACGTTTGCAGACGTTACTGCAACAGATATTACATCAACAGGTACGGTCACACTTAGTGCTGATCCTAGTTCTGCATTACAAGCTGCAACAAAACAGTATGTAGATACGATTGCTGCAGCAGGTATTCACTACCATGCACCAGTACGTGTTGAACATCCTAGCAACTTAAATGCTACGTATAACAACGGTTCATCTGGTGTAGGTGCTACTCTTACTAACGCAGGAACAAATGCTGCACTAGTATTAGACAACGTAAGCATGGTATTGAATGACCGTGTACTTGTAGCTAACCAGACAGATCAAACACAGAATGGTGTATATACAGTAACAACAGTGGGCGATGGCACTACTGCGTGGGTACTTACACGTTCTACAGACACAGACACTGCAGGTTCATCTGACCCAGATGCATTTGGTAAGGGTGATGCATTCTTTATTAAAGAGGGTGATACTAACGCAGGTCACTTAGATGTTCTTACTACTACAGGTACAATCGTATTTGGTACAACTAATATTGTATTTAGTGAAGTAGCTGAAACATCTATCTATAGTGCTGGTACAGGTCTTACTCTAACTGGTACTACATTTTCTACTAATCAAGACATTAGTACATCAGCAAGCCCTACCTTCAATAGCATTACAGTTACAGGCACAGTTGATGGACGTGATGTAGCTACAGATGGTAGTAAGCTAGATGGTATTGAAGCTGGTGCTACTGCAGACCAAACTGCTTCAGAAATTAAAACAGCTTACGAAAGCAACTCTAACACTAACGCATTTACTGATGCTGAGAAAACTAAACTGTCTGGTGTAGAGACAGGTGCTACTGCTGATCAGACTGCTAGTGAGATACTTACAGCTATCAAGACAGTAGATGGTGCTGCATCTGGTCTTGACGCAGACTTACTAGACGGGCTGCAGGGTAGCAGTTACCTTAACACAAGCACTACATTCAGTGGTGACGTAAGTGGTACTTACAACAACATAGTCGTAGCTAACGATAGTCACACTCACGATACTAGATACTTGCAGCTTTCTGGCGGCACCATGACGGGTAATTTGAGCTTCGGTGACAACAACAAAGCCATCTTCGGCGCAGGGTCTGACCTACAGATTTTCCATGATGGGAACCACAGCAAAATCGTAGAAGCTGGCACGGGCGTTTTGGAAATACAAACTAACGGCAGTGAAATACAGGTTACAGGTGCCTCTGGCTCAGAGTACCTAGCTAGGTTTATAAACAATGGAGCTTTTCAGGCTTATTATGATAATTCCTTAAAACTCGCCACCACCTCCACAGGTATTGACGTAACTGGCACTGTCACGGCTGATGAAATTCTTCTCAGCACTGGTGGAAAGTTCCGATCTAGTATTGATACAAGCAGCGTAGCATTATCTGGCGGTACAAACTCTAATGTAGGTGCAAACATCGTAGCTTATGGCCCTACGCATTCTTCTGCTGCAAACGATTTAATGATTAGACGCAGTGGTACAAAGTTTGCTCTATTTGACGGTGCATCAGGCGACATCAGCTTCTACGAGGACACAGGCACGACTGCCAAGTTCTTCTGGGATGCGAGTGCGGAACGGGTGG